TTTATTCTTACACAACCAATGCACATGGGATAGAATGATTCCAAAAACACATGCTAAATTTTTAGAAAATAATAATTTTCCTTATTCAATGTTGAACAACTATGATTACCTAAATGGCAGATATAGCGATACTTGGAAAAAATATGCTAAATTAGCAAATTGCGATCATGGCCAACATCAGTTATTTTCTCCTGCTCTAGAACACAATATAGGGCCATCACTAACCAAAGATGAGTTATACAATTGCACATACACTCCTTTTTTAAACAAAGAATGGTATGATATGTGGCACAGCATACAGTTCGATGATATTAATTACGACACTTGGTTTGACTTGACTGATGTGCAATGGCTTAAAACTCAAATAGCAAATTACACATCAAACAATATAGCAAATATCGTTAAGCATTTTCCTTGTGTAGAAACTTTTTATACTCCAAGCGAATCTAATTACAATTGGTTTATGGCAGAATATAAAAAATTTGAAGACACATTTTCACAAACAGGCCGGGTGTATATGAGCACATATTGGCATATGGCCAGTGAGGTGTTAAAAACTTACAAAAAAATATCACCAGATACCATGCAAAGATTACACGCAACTAACTGGTACCTAAAACATGGCAAGTCAAAATTCTAGAGACTTTGATACAAAATATAGTTGGAGAATCGAAATCCCTGTAGGCAGTTGGATTAATGGAGCAAATCGTGCATTCAGAGTAAAATCACAGTATGATGCATGGTTAGTAGAAAATGATATTGATGGTGATTCATATTATAATTTTTTGTATTTGCAAAATGAACTAGATGTTATCTACTTTAAACTTAGTTGGACTTATGATCAAAACTATAAGGCGATCAAACTACGATGATATTATTAACCAGCGGATGTAGTTTTGCAGAATGTATATCAGACCACATTGACACTTGGCCAAGACATCTACAAAGGTACATTAATATTCCTATGATATCCAAAGGTTTGGGTAGTCAAGGCAACGGTTTGATATCACGCAGTATAATTTACGAAGTTGATAGACTGCTCAAGCAAGGACATTCAGCCGAAGACATGTTAGTAGGCATAATGTGGAGCGGATACAATCGATGGGATTATTATTGGCACAAAGATGATAGAGGTCTAGACTGGAAGCCGGAAAACACAGAAGTTTGTATGAGTAACCCTACTAATTTTATAAATGATGATCACGAAGGCGATTGGATCATCACTAATCATGGTTGGAAAAGTGCCAAGGACTATTACAAACATTACTATGATGACACATGGGGACAGATACAAACACTGGAACATGTTTTACGCACACAGTGGTTTTTAGAAAAACATAAAATTAGGTATTTTATGATGCCATATATGGACGAAGTATTTCAACTTGCTGATAGACGATCATGCCAATATCTGTTTGATCAAATAGATTGGAACACATTTGCAACACAACAAGGTTGTTATGAATACTGTAGTAACAAAGACGCTACATTAGTAGACGATACACTTCACCCAACCACCGAAGGTCATGCAACATATACCAAAGAAGTTTTGATTCCCTATTTGACAACAAAAGGTTATATTGTATAATAGTTTATGCGCCGATGGTGGAATTAGACACGCTGGTCTTAAGACCAGTGCTTCGGCTTGTGAGTGTGAGTCTCACTCGGCGTACTATACAATCCTAGTCAGGGGGGCGTACTAGGCGTCCCCCGGATAAAAACATGATGAAAAACGCAATAATACAATACGATATAGACTCTAACAAATATGACGACCCAAGATTTAATAATTTAACAAGATCTGACATAGTAAAGTATTCAACGCACAGCATTGGTGAATACTGTAAAAAATATAATATTGATCATGTGGTAATTACAGAACCTAAACTAGAAAACATAAAACATCCAGTGTTTGAAAGATTTGACTTAATTTTAAATGATGCTTGGTGGAACAAATATGAACAAATTTTGCATGTTGATTCAGATGTAATTGTACATGAGTCTGTGCCAAATTTTTTCGAAGAACATTCAAATCCTGTGTCCATGAAAACGGCCATATATCCCAAATATAACGCAAGTAGTGATAAATGGTGGCGAGCAAATATCACACACAGTCTTTACAAAAATCTTGATCCTAAACAGTGTGTAGAAAGATTTTTCCAAACAGGGGTTTTTGGGTTAACCAAACACAGTGCAAGATGTTTAAGACCTTACATTAAAAATTTTAGAATGTTAGATTCATGGGATGACGGACAAATTATCAATTGGGCATTTATATCTTCTGGAGTAAAACACGAAAAAGTGTCACAAAAATGGAACTTTAAATTGCGAGACAAGTTGGTTCCCAACAACAAAACCGCATATTTTATACATCCTGCAGGTGGCAGAAAGCATCGGAAAGACAGTCATATACAAAAATATTGTCGATTACGATGGCCCAATTTATAACAAATGGTAAAGGATAGATAGTAGTATGACTTATGTAGTAGGCCAAGAATGTATCAAATGCAAACACACTGACTGTGTAGAAGTTTGTCCTGTGGATTGTTTCTATGAAGGGGAAAACATGTTAGTCATTAATCCAGACGAATGTATCGATTGCGGAGTATGTGTTCCTGAATGCCCAGTCGATGCTATTGCTCCTGACACAGTTGGTGGCACAGAATTAAAATATTGGATGAAGTTCAATGCAGAACGTTCAGAAATATGGCCTGTGATTACTAAAAAGAAAGACCCATTGCCAGAATCCACCGAATACTCACCAGAAAACTACAAAGAGGATAAGAAAGAATTACTAATAGATGAGCCATGGCAAGATTGATTTGTATTAAATACACACATAATGATATTGATAGCACACAGAGGCAATATCAACGGAAAAGTGCCTAAAAAAGAAAATACTCCTGAATATATTCAAGAAGCACTGGATCAAGGATACCATGTTGAGGTTGATGTATATTCAACAGACATCAGCGGCTTTTGGCTAGGGCATGATCGAGCAGATCATTCAGTTTCAAGTGCATGGTTAAAAGACAACGCAATTTGGTGTCATGCTAAAACGTTTGATGCGTTAGAAGGATTGATCAAACAAAACATACACTGTTTTTATCATCATGCGGACAAATACACACTAACATCAAAAGGATATATTTGGGCATTTCCTGGCCAACCTGGTGGAAAAAACACTATTGCTGTGCATCCAGAACAACTTACAGAAACAGAATATCTGCAATGTTCAGGACTATGCAGTGACTACGTTTCCAAGTATAAACATCTAGAGGATCAAAAATGAACATAATAATACCTATGGCCGGAGCAGGATCACGTTTCCAATCAGCCGGATACACTTTTCCTAAACCGTTGATTGCAGTAGAAGGTCAACCAATGATACAAAAGGTTGTAAACAATCTAAACATACAGGGCCACTATATTTTTTTAGTGCAAAAAGCACACTATGAAAAATATAATTTAGAGTCTTTGTTAAACTTAATTGCACCAGGATGCACAATTGTGCAACTAGAAGGCATGACTGAAGGTGCAGCCTGCACAGTGTTGACTGCAAGAGACTTGATAGACAATGATGAACCATTAATAATTTCCAATGCTGATCAATACATTGAGTGGAATGCTTTTGAAACATTAAGCGAATTTAACCAAGAAGGCATAGATGGTGGTATACTTACTTTCAACAGTGTACATCCAAAACATTCTTTTGCAAAAATTAACGGAGACAGATATGTAACAGAAGTTGCAGAAAAAAATCCTATATCTACAAATGCTACTGTAGGAATATACCACTGGCGTAAAGGTTCAGACTTTGTAAAATATGCTGACCAAATGATAGAAAAAAACATTCGCACTAATAACGAATTTTATGTGTGTCCTGTGTATAACGAAGCAGTGCAAGATGGCAAAAAAATATTGACTAGCATGGTTGATGAAATGTGGGGCATGGGTACACCAGAAGAACTCGATACATTTTTAAATCATAATAGGTCAAAATAATGCAATTTTACAATCCTAACATAGACAAAAGCAAATATGTTATTGCAACATATTTCATGAAATCAAGAAATGCCGACCTAAGAAAAGTTTCATGGGATCTAGCAATTGGTCAAAGTGTAGGGAATCCAAACGTGCGGAATCGTTGGGAAACTGAAGAACTTTTCGAAAAATCATCTTGTGTAATTGTTCACGAAAAAGATAATTTGAAAGGCCTAACTGAAGGTAAAGTAAAAATTGCTTTTCCTATTATAAACACAGATTGGGAAGGTGATGGAATAAGTCATTTGCTGTGTCAGTTGATGGGCGGACAAATGGATATAGACACATTTGATTCTTGTAGATTGATAGACCTTGAATTTCCTGCAGAGATAAAATCTAAATTTTTAGGTCCAAAATATGGTGTATCCGGAATGCGAGAATACACTGGACAGTATGACAAACCATTTTCCGGTGCTATTGTAAAACCAAAAACAGGCATGAGTGCAAACACACTGTTAGATATGGTGAAAGAACTTGTAGACGGTGGATGTGATTTTATCAAAGAAGATGAAATTATGAGTAATCCAAGTTTTTGTCCAATAGAAGAAAGAGTGCCACTGATTGCAGACTGGATGGCAAAACAGAGTAAAAAAGTTGTTTATGCTGTATGCATCAATGGTGATCATGATCACATATTAAAAAGAGCCACTAGGGTTTCTGAACTAGGCGGAAATGCTGTACACGTAAACTTTTGGTCAGGACTAGGAGTATATGGAGCAATACGTAGACTTGATCTTCCGTTGTTTATACACTTTCAGAAGTCAGGAGACAAAGTTATTACAGATTCTAGACATGCATTTGGTATAGACTGGAACGTTATCTGTCAGTTGGCTGGAATGCAAGGAGTTGATACCATACACGCAGGCATGTGGGGAGGATATCTTAGTGATGATGAAGACGTTCTTAAAAAAACTATTTCTACACTGCACACCCACAATGTCGTGCCAGCACTGAGTTGTGGAATGCATCCTGGGTTGGTACAAGCAAATGTGAGACAGTTTGGCAATAATTTTATTGCAAATGTAGGTGGTGCAATACATGGACATCCAGGAGGCACTTTGGCAGGAGCAAAAGCCATGCGCCAATCAGTAGACAAAACTGGCGGAGATGAGTATGAACAAGCAATTGCTAAATGGGGCCTAATAAAATAATGAAATCTGATGAGATTGCTGTTTGCGTCTCAGGACTTGCTCGACCGGGATACAAAAAAGCATTAGAAATTGCAAAAAAAGTTTTTCCATTTGATACCTTTTACATGCAGTGGCAAGGTTATGAAGCACCAGAAGTAGAAGATTGTCGTTTTTTTGAAGAGCCTGTTTACAACTATCATAATCTTACAGAAACAAAATACAAACCAGACTGCCATATATGGCGCAGATACACAAAACCTGCTGTAGGTAAAATTTACAAGAGAACAGGATTGTATGAAAAAACGAAACACAATTCCAAACAGACACTTGCACACTATTGGTTGACCAAAACACTTCCAGAAAAATACAAAACTATAATAAAGTTAAGATATGACACTTTACTCAGTTTAAAGGAAGATTTTATGCCTTTGTTGGAAAAAACTGTGAAAGATCAAACTGTTATTGGCATTGCAGGAAGTGCTCCTGGTGTTGATGTTGATGCTCCATTAAAGATACACACATATCAAGACTGTAAAAGATGTCCTGGACCATATCTTTGGGACCACATAATATTTCATCCTAGATACAAATTACAGAATGTGGAAAAACTTTTTAACGAGCAAAATCTTATGGGTGCTGAATGGGGATGGTATCAAGTGTTACATCATCAGTGGGAAGATCACAACTATCTCAATGTGCAAGGTGGTAATGTATTGACAGCACATGCAAATCCTGTATAATAACTGAGTGGACACATATGATTATTATGGGTGGGATATCAGTGATAAGACACCTTTATATAAAAAATTATTAGAACAAAACTCAAACATAGTCGAAGAAGATTATGACGCAATTGATAGATTAATTAATCAATTTGTAAAAAACAAAAGTGTGGCGTTAGATATAGGTTGTCATTATGGATTTACTACGAAGTTCTTGTGCAGTAAATTTGCACACGTACACGCATTCGACTTTGATAATCACGTACACGAGTGTGCAAAACTTAACATGAAAAAATTCAATGTTACAAATGCTACATTTCATCCATATGGACTAGGCAAAGATAATAAATCTGTAGCCATTACAAATGTAGTGCAAAAATTAAAAAGAAAGACTAATGGTAAAATAAAGAGATGGGCAGTAGTAGGAGACATAGGCACACATGTGGATACAAAAAATCAAGAAGATAAAACACAAAATATAAAAACACTTGACTCGCTGAACATAACCAATATTGGATTGATGATGATAGACACAGAAGGATATGAGTTGCATGTAATAAAAGGAGCTAGAGAAACAATTGCGAGAGACAAACCAGTAATTGTTTGTGAATATCATAAAGGTAAAAAATTGACAAGAAGATATGGATATTATGCACGTGACATCACAGAGTATTTGCGGGAACTAGGCTATAAATCAATAGGACATATAAACAGGGCAGACAAATTGTTTGTGCATGAAGGAGTACAATGACAAAAATAATACTAACTGACATAGACGGAGTTTGTTTGGATTGGAGCAAACAATTTAACAAATATCTAGAATTTTACCATCCAGGCAAAAGTGTCAATGATCCTACTGAATACAGTGACTATGCTCACATAGAAAAAGAAATGCAGGCACACAATCATTCAGCCTGGTTCGGATACATGGAACCGTTGCGTGATGCCGCAGAAACTCTTAATAGACTGTCAGCAGAAGGATGGGAAGTGCATGGTTGCACAGCAATGGGCCATGATCCATATGCTATTTCATTAAGGAAAAGAAATATTGAAATGCTTTTTCCTAATGTGTTTAATCGCTTAGACACAGTTGGATTCGGGCAAGGCAAAGAAGAATGGTTAGAAAAGTACAGGGGACAAGAATGTATATGGGTAGAAGACAAATGGGCCAATGCTCTAGTAGGTGCTTCCATGGGTATAAAAACATTTCTTATGCGTCATTCATACAATGCATCATATGATGATAAACGCATTGTCAAGGTTGACAACTGGCAACAGATATATTACTATATAAATTGACATGACAGAAATGAAAGTATTCATAGGCTGGGACTCTAGAGAAGACATAGCCTATCAGGTAGCAAAATACACTATCCAAAAACATAATCCCGATGTTAAAGTATATCCACTTAAACTAGACACACTAAAAGAAATTGGTGCATACACTCGTGACGCGGATAAAAAAGCATCAACAGAATTTACATTCAGCAGATTTATGGTTCCATATCTTACAGGATACAAAGGATGGGCACTGTTTATTGATTGTGACTTCCTGTGCAAAGCAGATCTTAAGGATCTCTTCAATCAAGCAAATGACAACTATGCTGTCATGGTTGCTAAGCATGATTACACACCACACGAAGGCACAAAGATGGATGGCAAAAAGCAGTTGCAGTATCCAAGAAAGAACTGGTCATCATGTGTGTTGTGGAACTGCGAACACCCTGCTAACAAACTGCTAGATCTTAATGCACTCAACAGCAACGATGGATTATGGCATCACAGATTTGTTTGGTGTGCTGATAACGAAGTAGGTCAACTATCACATGAATGGAACTGGCTAACTGATTGGTATGAAGAGCCAACTGATGGTGCACCAAAAATGTTGCATTACACAGAAGGCGGTCCTTGGTTCGATCATCTACAAGATGTGCCATATGCACAAGACTGGCTTGATGCAAGAGCAGAATACGAAGCATCACTAGGTGACACTGTACAAGATAAAATTGCAAAAGATGATGGTGGCTGGTAGTCACTTGTGCCCAAACTAAGAACAACATCAGATAAAAATTTTACAGCAAAAGTTTTTAATAAATCTTGTTCATTTGTAAATTTAAAAAATGAACCCACCTATGTACAAAGCAGAGTATCAAGAATACTCACCAAAGAGCCTGAAACTATAGAGTGGATTGGTTCAATGTCCAAAAATTCTGTATTTTTCGACATTGGCGCAAACATAGGTATCTACACAATAAGTGCCGGTTTGCTAGGCATTCAAACATATGCATTTGAGCCACATGCTGGCAACTATTTTTTATTGTGTCAAAATATCAACATAAACAATTTTAAAAACGTCACTGCTTATTGTGTTGGACTAGGTCAGGACACAAACTTTTCACACATCAACATCAAGAATTATCATCCAGGAGTTGCAGACAATGTGATCGATCAAGAAGGGCAGTTCAATCATGGTGTTGTGCAACAAACACTTGATGATGTTGTGTTGTTACTAAAACAACCTACTCATATAAAGATTGATGTAGATGGATATGAATCCAATGTGTTAAATGGTGCTACAGAAACTTTGAAAAAAGCAACTTCGGTGTTGTTTGAAATTAGTGATCAACATTTACACATAGTGGATAAAATGCTGTCTTTTGGTTACAAAGTAAAAGGCAAATATAAACGCAACGAAAAAGAAAACAATTATATTTTTTCTAAATAAAACGCTTGCCTCGTTTGTCACTCATAATAAAGTAATTCAACGTTATTCTGTTAGTTGATTCACTGCTTTCATATGAATGCCAAGTTTTGCCTTTTTCGCCACAAAAAACAAATGTTGAATTTGGTTTCCACTGTGCTTCTGCTACAAAACTAGACTTGCTTTTTGTCGAATACATTTTTGTGCCAATGTTTTTTATTGGTGTCACATATGTAACAGCCGACCAAATTTTTTCCAGTCCTTCTTCATGAATATCAAACTTATAAGGCAACGGCGGTGTTATAGAAATGTGTGCGTACACAGTTAAACTATCGTACCATCTAGGATTTGTATATAAGTCTTTGACCAATGCTTTTGCATTATCCAATATTTTTTTACCTATATCATAAACTTCATTATACAAATCGATGCCATACTGATCAAATTCATCTGGAAATATGAATCTTAAGTCGCCATTGTTGTCCATGTTGAGAAATTGTTCACATTGAGATTGCAATCTACCAAACACGTCTGTGGGAATAGTATCATCTATAATTTGATGTTGCCATGGATCTTGCACCACAGGAGATGTCAGTATTTTATCTAGGAAGTATTGGCCTGCCATACATATATTTACATGTGTGGTATATACGGCATAACAAAACGTGACCCCGGATTTATTAGATCCTATATAGATAGTTGCAGTCATAGAGGCCCAGATGGTTCAGACATTTGGTATGACGATCACGTGACTTTAGGACACAATCTGTTATCTATTACTTCCGAACCTGAAGTTGGCAAACAGCCTTGGCACACCGACAAAGGCAATGTTCTAATTTACAATGGAGAAATATTCAACTACGATCATGTGGTATGGTCGTATAGGAACAGTGGATGGATACCCAAAACTACATGCGATACAGAATTGTTGGCATTTTTATTAGACTCATTCTATGTGGACATAGTCAATAGCAACATCATTGATTCCATGCATGCCTATGCATACTATGATAAAGAACAAAAAACAATTACACTGTCAAGAGATCATGCGGGAATAAAACCTCTGTTTTATGCAGAAACATCCGACGGACTAGTTTTTGGTTCTGAGATTAAAGGCATGATCGATAAAGTACCAGGCGCTAGATGTATTGATGAATTTGCAAGTGCGTCAATGAGTTATTCAGGTATTAACATCTCTGCCAACACAATGTTCAAAGGCATTAAAAAAGTTTTACCAGGACAGACTCTGGTGTATGACATTTACAAACAAAAATTTACTAGAACCTCGCGATGGGTTATTAAACCTACTTCAAAGAAAGGATTTGATCCAGAAGAATTCAGACAAGAAGTGCATGAGACTGTAAAAATGTGTACACTGGGTATGCGTAAGTTTGGTGTGTTTCTATCAGGCGGTTTAGATTCAACCATGATAGCACACGAATTAAACAAAATCCTACCATCTGTTGATTCTTTCACAAATGAAATGAATCCTAATGTTATTATAGGCGAGGATCATAACGATGATGCCAAACATGCAAAATGGTTTGCTGATCACTATGGCTTCAATCATCATCCTATTCAAGTTACTCCTGAGACGGTCAAGTCCTGTTGGGATGACTCAATGTTTACAATGGAGCAACCAGTGTATAATATGAGTATGCCAATGTATTATCACACCAACAAAGTGCTGAGTCAACACGATGTAGTAGTAACCATGGCTGGAGATATGGGTGACGAATTATTAGGAGGTTATCCCAAATATTGGAAACTAAAAAACAACTTGCCTACATCTTTTGAAGAATGTGTTTGGCGATGGATGCACAGAATAAAACGTCCTGTGCAATTGAGTAAAAAAGTCGATGCAAAAGCAATACATGGCGAACTGTGTAAGATTATACCACAAGAACTTTGGAATCCAGAAGATCCTATCAATTCTTATATGGCTATTGATTGCATCACGCAGGTGCCTGAAGAATTCTTTTCACGCAATGATCAGTTTGGAATGAAATTTGGCATGGAGGGCAGATTTCCTTTGGCCACTCAACGCTTTATGAAATACTGCATGGACATTCATTCTGATCATAAGATAGGCAAAGACAAATCTGATACAAAATTATTAAGCAAAATTGCATACAAAGGCCACATGCCTGATTACATCATAAACAAAATGAAAACAGGTTGGACTGTGCCTTTAATCTATTGGCTGGGCACAAACAAAGATTTGGATGATTTTGCAATGTCATATATGAATGCAGATGACTGTTTAAAAAACACAGTGTCTATGGACAATTGGAAAAATAAAAAAACAAGAGTTATTTCTTGGATGATGCGTTCTTGGGCACAGCGTTATTCAATGACACTGTAAGCGTACCCAGACGCCATTTCTTCTAATGTAAATTGACTGTGGGCCAAACTGTTCAACCATGGCTGTCTATCAAACGTTTGTAAATCTTCTATAGCATCCAGTGTGTTGCTTACAGGGAATGCCGCACATTCAGGACCGCACACAACTGGTATTCCCTCTATTATAGCAGTCACACCAACACCTGAGTTAAGGGTCACTACACAATATGCATCAGCAAGATCTTCTGACAGTGGGTTGTCTTGTGTTGTTTTCACAAACCCATTAATGGTTGTTACTCCGTCAATGCGTTTTACTTGTGGATTCATTGGCTTGTCTCTCACCACAATTTCACGGTCAGTTTTCTGTTTTAACGCATCTACAGTGGTGTTGAGCCAATCATGAGTATCAAACATCCACTCCATTGCACCTGTGGGTGGACACACTATTACTTTGTTGCCGGTGCGCCATGGTTTTATAGATTTGTTAAAATATTTGTGCCATCTGTCTGAGGTGCAATCCAACAACTTATTTTGCACGTGATCATTTTTGGTTACTCTGTACCATGATGGTTTTTTGTTATGTCCTGCATCAAAATAGGCATGATCAATAAAATAGTAATCATAATTTTTTTGTATGCATTTTTTAATCATATCGCCAGAGCCTCGTAAAACTCCTAAAAAAGCATAAGTGTCATAAGGCATGTCTTGATCATCTTTGATAGGATTAATAATAGTACCATCACAACCCTTGGCCCATGAATTCATTATTTTTTCTGTAGCAGGCCGCATTGTTCTAACGCATTTCATCATACATGCCCTCCATTATCTCCTTGAACAATCCTGATTGTATTTCATCATGCGTATATTGATGATAACTGAGTGTTGCTAACCATTCTTTGCGTTGCTCTGAGTAATTAGGTTGTCCAAAATTTTCTACTGCCTGTGCAATAGGCCAAGTGGCTCCTCTAGGCAGACTGTAAACAGGAATACCTTCTATGGCCGCTTCAACTCCTACCAAGGAGCATGAGGTAACAACACATGATGCTTTGGCAAGATCATCTGCCAAAGGCACAAGAGCATATGCAGGACCGCTTCTGCCAGCACCTCCTCGAGGCTTGTATCTAATTTTTATAGGCATGTCTGTTTTTGTTTTTAATAATTCTATTGTTTCTCTTTCCCAATTTTGCCTTCCAACAAACCCATTGATAGAATCAGACGAAGGTGCAAGTAAGATGTATTCACCTTTTGTTCGCCAATCTTTTATTGATATGTTTTTTATTCTGTCATGAGGCAGACCCTTGTGTATTTTTGTTACATGAATATCTTTATAAATGGTTCGCCAATAGTATTCACCATTCGGACTTACTGATTCCTTTAAAGGATTCCAACGTCCCCAATATGGCATGTCGCAAAACAACCAAGGCTTATTGTTCATTACACACTCTCTAGCACGTCTATGATTGGCTAAACGCAATCCCCACATAGTAGGTATGCCTTCATCATGATGATATTTTTTTAGTGGTCGCAGAGTGTACCATGCTTTGCTTTTAGGCCCGTGCCCATTGTTGATCACATTAAGTTTCATTTATTACTGGATTTTGTTCCAGTAGTCGTTGTTGTGTTGAATATAGATGTCAGTGCGTTTTGAATGTCCATCTTGTTTGCGTTTGCCTTTAAGGTGATCCATATATTCACCTAGGGGAGAATTTATAAACACATGCACACCAGGTCGATGCGGATGATTCTTAGATATATTGTGTGACTTTAATCCTTGTGCTTCATACTTTTCTTTTATTGTTTGAAATGCAATACAATCATGATATTCCACCAACTCAAATATTTTATCAGAGTTGTACAGTTCTTGCCAATCTTTCATAAACTGTTCGTTGTATGAACTGTTTGTGTCATAGATTACAAATCCACATTCAGGATAAATTTTTTGTCTGCCTAAGTAAGCACAGTAATTGTCTTGGGGTAAGAGGCTCTCAATAAATTCTGCTGGAATAGGATTATGGGTAACAACATCCGCGTCCAACCAGACTATTAAATCTGATGAACTATTAAGAGCCTCGTGTGATACACAGTATGATTTATGTGCGAACTTGATTGCGTCCCACAAATATGATCCTTTGCGTTTTAGGTCACTGCCTATTTTATGACCTTTTGCATGTGGGTTATCTTTGTGTTTTGTTTTGAATGCAACTAAATCAGAACACACTGCATTGAGATCAATCCATTCAACTTGATCACCATAATCTACATCAGGTTTAACTTCGTAATAAATTTTTAATTTTATTTCTTTTGGCCAATATTTTACAAAAGTTTCTACCATGCGTTTGCCATACTCATCCCAACCGGTAGAAGAAAAAGTTGTAATAACCGTTATTGACCTTGCCATTTGAGTACGTATTTAAATACAGTGCAATGAAAGTTGAGATATTCCGAAACACTGTGAAAAGAAGAGGCAAAGGCGCTTCCTTTGAAATGATGAAAGCATGGCGCGATGGCATTGCATCTGCTGGTGACGAGTCTGTTTGGATTGAAGGTAAAGGTGATGCTGAACGTTGGATGGGACCTCCTAAAGAAAAAGTTGCTGTGCATTTTGGTTATGGTCCTAACAATGCTGGATCATTTTTAAAAGGTAATCGTAGACAGATCAGACAGCACATGGAACAGACTGGCGGAGTGCCTATTGTGTTCGACGGAGGACTGTGGACATCCTTTGGCAACAGAGCAACAGACCCAAACAAACACTACTTTAGGTGTGCTCTATGGTCGCCTATGCGTAATGGAAACTTTTTGAATGCAGATTGTGATGGTGATAGATGGCAAAAAATTAAATCCGAATTCAACATACCAGATCGTCCATGGCGCAAAGAAGGCAAGTATATTCTGCTGTGTTCTCAACCAAAAGACAATTGGTCTATGGCGCAAAAAGATCCATACGTATGGATTGACGAGGTTGTAGAACAGTTAAAAGGAGTCACCGACCGACCAATAATGTTGCGACCGCATCCTAACCATGCTGACAAATGTGCAGAAGATATTAAAAAAAGACATCCGCAAATAAAAATTGCAGACATGACCAGAGGTGGTGGCATGTTTTATGGTTATAGATGGACTTTCTTAGAAGAACTTAATAATATTCACTGCCTAATCACACACAATTCTACTGCGGCCGTTGATGCCGCCACATATGGTGTGCCTGTGTTTATGACTTCTGATTTGTGTCTTGCATGGGACATAGGATCAAACAATTTAAAAGACATAGAAAATCCACAGATGCCAGACCGCACACAGTGGCTACACAATCTTGCTTATGCCAACTGGACATTGCAAGAAGTACGCGATGGCACTGTATGGAAAAGATTCAAACCACACGTGGAGCAAATGATAAAATGAAAGCATTTATAATATATCTCAAAGAAGTTCAATCTACTGTGGACTCTGCACTAGAGTGTAAACTCACAGCAAGACAACACGGTCTTGATGCATGGCTGATGGAAGGATTTACGCCTTCACGTGCTGACAAATTTATTCAAGAACAAAATCTTAAACCTTATCTACCGGGACCTAAACTGTACAAAATAAAATGGCAAAAAGGTGGTGTCCGTGGTTGTATGATTTCACACTACCATGCATGGAAAAAATGTATCGAACTGGATGAGCCAATTGTGGTGTTGGAACATGATTCACGCGTGGTAAGTGATTCATATGATCAAGACTTCCAAGATGTTTTACATCTTGACGGATACAGATTTGAAGAAGATCCATATATGGGTCAAGATCCATTTGTTGAGAATTTTGTCAACATACGCAAAGGCGAAAATCAACTGATGGGCACATATGGATATGTTATTAAACCGCATGCGGCCCAACGCTTAATTAAAGGTGCTCATGAAGATGGTATCACAGCATCAGACATGTTTGTCAAAGACAAGTATGTAAAAATAGAAGTGGTTAAACCACGTGCAGTGGATGTCAACAGCCAGGACAGTTTGACTAGCGATAGAACATTCTATATATAAAAATATGCATATCACACTCACAGGATCACATGGTTTTATAGGAACGCATGTACGTAAATATTTAGAAGCAAACGGTCACACCATCGACTGTTGGGACTTGCTTGTACAAAAAGATGTTGGAAATTTTACTATTAATCCAAAATCAGATCTTTGTATACACTTGGCCGCAAAAGCAGACATTCGTGAAAGTTTTTCAAAACCAGATTTATACTGGCAAGAAAATGTTGTAAAATGCAGAACCGTGTTCGACGAATGTGCCAAACACAATATAAGAGTAATATATGCATCATCCTCTGCATGTATAGAATGGCACAGAAATCCATATGCTTTGTCCAAATATGTAGACGAATTTATTGCACCAAAAAACTCTGTTGGTTTGCGTTTTTCAACTGTATGGGGCGACGGTGCTAATGAATACATGTTGATTTCTAAATTAAAATTAGGTACAATTACATATGCAACCACACACACTAGAGATTTTATTCATGTGTCAGATGTTGTGAGTGCTATACAAACAATGATAAACAATCCAAAGGAACAAGGCGTGTTTGACTGCGGTTGTGGAATAGCATTTAAGGTTGACCAATTGGTTGCACGAAACGGATATGTGGTTCCTCTCACAGCAGGAGAAGACTTTGAATTAGAGTCTAATGTTTTACCATCTGTGAAACTAAGAGCATTGGGTTGGGAACCAAAAGTAAATGTAATGGAAGAAACACTTAATAGGAATGATAAACTTTAATTTAGATGAAATCACTGAATGGCAACTAGAAATTACAACGAGATGTAATGCCGCCTGTCCACAGTGTCCCCGAAACATTAATGGTGGCAAAGTAAATCCTCACATGCCATTAGTTGATATGGACATTGAATGGATCAAAAAAGCATTTACTAAAGATATATTAGATAGATGCAAACAGATATTTTTCTGTGGCAGTTATGGTGATCCATCTGTTCACCCGCAGTTTTTAGAAATATTACAATGGTTTAGAGATCAAAGGTCAGACTTGTGGTTATACATACACACCAACGGTGCCAAACGTAAAGAAGGTTTTTGGGAAGAGATTGCAAAAATTATGAACGGCTATGGACAAATTGACTTTGGCATTGATGGATTAGAAGACACTAATCATCTGTACAGAGTAGGAGTGAGATACGAACATGCAATACAAAATGCTAAAAATTTTATCAACGCAGGCGGAAGAGCCAAATGGAACTTTATTGTGTTTAAACACAATGAACATCAAATCGAAACTGTTAAAAAACTAGCAAAAGAATATAACTTCATTGAATGCCTTGTACGCAAAACAGGAAGATTCTTTGACCAGAAGAAACTAGAACCTATGGAAAAATGGCCTGTTAAGAACAGCATAGGTCAAACAGTACGACATCTGCAGATGCCAGATAATCCAGAATATAGGAACGACAGTGTTAGCAGAGTTAATGAGGTAAAAGAAAAGTACGGCTCAATGGTAGATTACTTTAAACAAACAGATATTACCTGTGATGCATTACTAGGTAATAAAGTGGTAATAACAGCAGAAGGTATAGTAATGCCTTGTAATTTCTTTGAACATAACCTTTATGATGCACGATTCCATGAGGAAGCAGATCCTGGATCATTTGACCCGTTGGGAGAAAACAAGTATAATAATCAAATAATAATGATGTATGAAAAATATGGAAAAGAAAACTTACAAGTACAAAACAAATCTATGATAGAAATATTCGAAAACAAGTTTTGGCCTGATCTAGTAGACAGTTGGAGTAAAAAAGAGTTTAAAGACGGTAGACTGTTTGAATGTGCTTTTACATGTGGACAGACATTTAATAAATGTTGGGATCAAGGAGGCAGTATAAGATGAAAATTTTAGTAACAGGTGGAAATAGAGGTTTAGGTAACGCCATAGTAGAAACATTAAAAGCAGATAGCATAAGCAGATCTACAAGCAATCACGATATTACTAAAAACATTGACACTATAATAGAAAAAAGTTTGGATTATGATATTTTTATTAATAATGCATTTGATGGGCCTCCCCAAGAAGATTGGGCAAATTTTGGACAATCCGTATTATTAATGAAAATGTTTCAATCGTGGAAAGCACACAATAAAAAAGGTTGGCTATTCAACATAGGAAGTATAGCTAGTGATGATAACGTTGCTCCTGAACCTTCATGGGAAACTTATAGAGTATCAAAAAAAAGTTTAGAAGCGGCAAGCCTACAATGCAGTCGTGCATTTAGAAATAATCAAGTTTCTTTTAAGACAACATTAATTAAACCAGATAGACTAGATACTGAATTGTCTAGATCTAAACCAACATGGACCGGAAATGGTGTTGATTGTAATGACATTATAACATTTATAAAATATTGTTTAGAAATAAAAAGCAACAGTCAAATAGATCAAGTTACTATTTCATTAAATTATGATTACAAGTAACAAAAGTTTGGGAGAGTAAAAAATATGCAACTAGTAGAAGGATTATATATACCAGATGATGATCATCCAGAACATCATATTGCACAGTCAGTGAAAGATCATGACAGTGCTTTACATAAAGAAATTTTACAACGTGCTACAAATTTTAGACACATGGTTGACGTTGGCGGCAATGTAGGACGTTGGGCCATAAAGTATGCTTCACACTTTGATACTGTAACAGCATTCGAGCCTGCACATTACAACATAGAATGTTTTAAAAAAAACTGCGGAAACTTACAAAATGTTAATCTATTTGAATATGGTCTTTCTGACAAAAACACCAGCGGAGTTTTAGATGTTAAAGTACCAAATCATTTAGGTTCAACCATGGTTGTTGAAAGATACAAAGGTGATATCTTAGGTGATATAAAATTACGTCCAATGGATGAGATGCAGTTCACTCACGTGGATGTTTTAAAAATTGATGTTGAAGGAGCAGAATTACAAGTGCTTCACGGTGCAAAAAATACTATTGACTCCTCGTCGCCTTTGATATGTTTGGAACGATGTGTGTTCAATCAAGGCAATGATGGCAAACAAGCAATCAATACCTGGTTGGAAGGCCTAGGTTATACTAGAGTTTATAAACTCACCAGAGACTGCATTTACCAAAGATTATGAAAATCCTAATAACAGGATCTCTTGGATTTGTAGGTTCTCATCTTGCTAAAAGATATCATTCAACAGGACACAAAGTTGTTGGCATAGACAATGGTATAGGTGGATATGATGATAATCTCACTGAAGTTCAAACATTAAGAATTGATTGTTGTGATCAATCTGCATTAGATCAATTATTTGCTCGTGAAAAATTTGACATTGTTATTCATGCGGCTTGTACAGCATACGAAGGTCTTAGTGTTGTGTCTCCTGTACTTGTTACAAGAAACACATACGATGCTACTGTAAATGTGTTAACAGCGTCAATCAAACACAATATAAAAAGATTTGTGTATATGAGTTCAATGGCACGTTACGGCAAACAACAGCCGCCATTTACAGAAGACATGAAGCCTGCTCCTGAAGATCCATATGGCATTGCTAAAGTGGCAGCCGAAGACACTGTGAAATGTTTGTGTGAAGTTAACAACATAGACTGGAGTATTGTGGTGCCTCACAACATTTATGGTCCTAACCAAGTTTACGATGATCCTTTTAGGAATGTTGTATCAATATTTTTGCACAGAAACTTGCAAGGCAAACCCTGCATAATATATGGTGATGGTGAACAAAAACGTTGTTTTTCTTACATAGATGACACACTGCAAATTTTTGATAGAATTGTTTTTGACACAAAGGCAGTTGGTCAAATATTTAATTTAGGTCCTGATGAAGATTATATCTCTATTAACGAACTTGCAGATCTCACAGCAAACGCAACTGGTTACAATGGTTTACATCAGTACATGCCAGGAAGGCCAAAAGAAGTAAAGTATGCAACATGTTCATCAAATAAAATTAGAGAATATTTCAATTACAAAACAGAAGTAAAAATTAAAGACGGTATCACGCAGACTTTAGATTACATTCAAAAACGTGGCATAAGAAAATTTAATTATTCTTTGCCCATAGAAATAGAAAATGAACACACACCACAAACATGGACCAAGAAACTAATATAGTAATTTGTTGCCCAAGTCGAGGCAGGCCAGACTATGCCAAACGCATGGAACAATCTGTCTACGCCACTGCAAAATGGCCTAATCAAATAAAGGTAAAATTTTATCTCAATGAAGATGATCCAACACTCAAGCAGTATCGAGTTTTTGATGCAGACATTGGTATAGATAGAAGCACTGTTATGAGTTGGAATATGTTGGCCGAAAGTGAAAACAGCAAGATGTACATGCTGTGCGGAGATGATGCAGAATTTATTACACCTGGGTGGGATAAAATATTCTTGGATCAATATGAGAAATATCCGGATGGTATTTTTATGATTGGTACAGCCACAGGTAAAAAACATGGATTGATACATCGCACATCACCCCATCCTGTCATTACAAAAGAATGGCGCAATGCTTTGGGATATCATTTCCCGCCACAGTTTCATCATTGGTACTTGGATGCATACACCAACGATCTTGCAAATGCTGTGGATAGATATATTTTTATGGAAGATGTAATGATCAAAGTAAAAAAAATTACAGAAGACGACACAGCCAAACGCATACGAACTAGTGCTGTGCATCAAAGAGATACCTGGGTGTACAATAAAACTAAACAGTGTTACTTTGATTATGATGTTAGTAAACTTAGAAAGGCTATGAAATGAATCTAGCAGTGTTCGGCGATAGTTGGCCAATTGGCACAGAACTTCAACCAGGTGAGATTCCATTTGGTGATCTTTTACATGTTAAATTGGAAACTAAAAATTTTTACAATGAAGCAGAACAAGGCACGAGCATCGACTCTTTAATTTTACAATTAGACAACTTTGCAAAACGCAAAATACAAGATTGTATTTGTGTATTTTTTATAACAAATCCTACAAGATTTTTACATTTCCAAAACGGACAAAAACAGGTTCTTAGACCAACAGGAGACAAAAGTGCATTGAATAGATTTTATTTCTCAGACGTACAGTCAGATGAATTGGATTATCATAGGGCAAACATATCAATACTCGCAGTGCAAAGAATGTGTCAACAATTAGGTTACCAAGATTATTACATAGAGGGATGGACCAACATAGATTGGAAATATACAGGCATAGACAAAACAAAATTTATTCCACAAAGTGCTACTGAGATGTTTGGGGCCGACACAAATACAAAAACATTAGAACTTGCAAAATTTCAAGACAATGAATACATTAATCCAAACAAGTATCATCCTAATCAAAAAGGTCACAATCTTATAGCAGAAAAACTTTTTAAGTTTATTAGGTAAATTTGTTTTTGCAACGTCCACGTAGATGTCTGGTTTCACAAAATACTGTACAATACAATCTATTCCATATATAATTATTATAATGAAAAAAGTAGCATTCGTAACCGGTGTGACCGGACAAGACGGTCCATACCTATCCAAACATTTATTAGAAAATGATTACAAGGTTTATGGGTTAATAAAAAGATATTCCAATCCTAACCTGGAAAACCTAAGATATCTCGGCATTGAAAATGATATTGAATTATTAACTGGAGATATCACTGACTGTTCAGCAATGAACCATTTAGCAAAAACACTGAAGCCAAATGAATTTTACAACTTAGCGGCACAGAGTTTTGTGAAAGCAAGTTGGGATTTGACCATGGTCACAACAGAAGCAAACTCTCTAGGTGTGCTGAATATACTGACAGCACTCAAAGAAAATTCACCCAATACAAAATTTTATCAAGCAAGTACATCTGAACTGTATGGCAACAGTTCTGTAAATGGCAAGCAAGATGAAGACACTCCTTTCAAACCAAGATCGCCATATGCTATTTCAAAATTATATGCATATTGGATGACTGTGAACTTTAGAGAAAGTTATTC